GTGCAACTACGTATAGTCTACCTTTTTCAGGAAGTTTGTACCAGCGAACTTGTCCCATTCTATTGTTAGGCTCAATCCCCTCAAGCATAATCAACGTGTTTGGATTGATTAGTGTTTCGTCTGCAATGATGAACTCGCAACCAATTTCACGATTGAATCTGTCATCACCGAGTTGAGCTTTCATTTCATCAGCCCATTTCTGATCACGCCCTGGTTGTTCAGTCCAGTATGCTCTAAATGCTCTAAAGCCGTTAACACCTAACTCAGTGGTGTTGCCGAACTCATCTTCTGTCTTGTTTGCACCCTTCCAAATAAGAGCGAATTGGTCTTCGTCACTGTTTGGAGTTGAAGTGATAATTGCCTTACCACCAGTTGATAGAGTAGGAGTAATAGAAGTCCAGAACTCTTGTGCGATTGAGGGACGAACGAAGGCAAATTCGTCAAGATACAATAGTGTGATAGACATACCACGACCTGTGTTTTCAGTCGTAGTAGCAGACACAATGCGTGATCCGTTCTCAAAGTCTAGCGAACCCTTATTGTAAGTAGTTACGCCAGCTTTAATGTGATCTGGACAGTTTTCATACGCATAACGAATACGCTGCATGATTTCTTGTGCACCGGTGTACTTGTGTGCTGCAATAAGAATAGTAGAGTCAGGGACAAACATCGCATACCAAAGCAAATAACCAGCAGCAGAAGTAGACTTACCCGACTGTCTAGGCATCAACGAGATAGAAAAACGATAGCGATGGTATGTATCAATCAGTCGTTCTTGGAATTCCCAAGGGTGATAGTTCATACTACCCTTAGTAGGATGCTGAATCATAAAGAAGTTATCCATAAAGTATAGATAACCCGTGTCTGGATCGCAGCACTTCATAAAATCATCAAGTTCCTGTTGATTCTTGAAGACTGTCTTCTTATAGGGATCCTTAATAAGGGTGGGAGTATTTGCCATAGTAGTATTTAACTATTAGTATTAGGTATTTGCAATTAATATCATATCATATTGGCAACTACACGCGGTGCCCGAAACGGATGCAAACATAGTAACATCAAGATCAGTTTTTTCAGGCAATGGTAATGGTACACTGAAGTCATATGAGAAGGTTGATTGATACAGCAAGAAGACTAGAGCAGTTTGAAATGAGTCCCCGTAAGTGCGATATTTGAATTTGCCAGTACCATCATTTCCCTTGCCCATATTAGCAGTACCTTGATGAAGATAGGCAGTATAACCTGCAGGTACAGTGTATTGTGCCATTTGTGCAATACCAAATTCTGGCTCAATATATCCAACTACTGTTCCGCCCCTACTAAGCGAAATCGATCCTACATTCACTGCGGCGCTAATCCCGTGATAATGTAAGTTATTAATACGAATAAAACTGTTACTTGTTACTACAGGAGTTGTCCCATTTAATGTTACTGTTTCTGTTATTTGTACCCAATCACTTGACCGCAAGCCTGTAATATCCATTGTGCCAGAATCACTTGCACTTGAGCTAACACAACTTAATGTTCCGCCAGCCCCCCAAGCTGACCACGGATAGATATTACTACCTCCCCATAAACTTTCTTCGGTGTTGTTTTGAATGCTAGAATTATAACCTACCTTGAATACACTTGATGTTCCTGGAATCAATCCTCGGGCTACATTCATTTCGTATGTGCTGTCAGCAATAGTTAAGTCTGTTGCTTGATTATCAATGTTTATATTACCACTAACGACCCATGGACTTGTACCCTGAGTTACTTCAACTGACTGTCCTGCATCAATCGTGATATTACCTGCGATAGGCATATAAGGAACTGTTAAGTTACCCGATGTACCAATCTCTGAGATATGTGCATCAACATTACCAGGTATGTTAACATTACCGGTGATGATAATGTTACCTTCAAAGCCGGTGCGGACAAATACTTGGCCAGTGGCTTCATTAAGTTCTAACGCTTGGTTAATATTGCGTAGATACCAGGGTGCTACATTACTTGGATCTGGCTCAGCCATAAAAAAATACTCTCACATTTCTATGAGAGTATTTATCTTACTTACTTGATATCTAAGGGTCTTGCTTTAGTAGCAACAATACAATAGTATGTCTCTTTCATCTTTTTACTTTGTTCAGGATTTTCCGGATCAGGAGAATTCAGATCAAATTCAAGATTATTGAAGTTATCAATGTCAAATCCTGTACGCTGTAGCAACGCAGCCAATTGATTTGAACCAAAAATACTATAGTGATTCAAATTGTATTCGTGCTTTCTGTCGCAATCGGGGGCTGGAACTTCAATATAAATCTTACTGCCCTGCTTCAATACACGATTGTATTCCATCAACGAGAAGATAGGATACGGACTATGTTCAAGAGCGTGACGAAGGAAGATGAAGTCTACTGATTCGTCGTAGTAACCATCCTTTTGTGGAAGAAACGATAGGTCATACTTCTTAATAGCATGTCCTTTACTTTCACAGATAGCAACATCTCCGGGGCTAAGAGTAACACCGGTGAGGTTGGTGTATTCTCTTTCTTTCATTTCATCTAAGAAATAGCCGGGGCCACACCCTAAATCAAGAATGTGGGCATCCTTTGGTAGTTCCAATGGATCAATATAAGTTTTTACTACCTGCTTAGTCAGTTCTTGGTGAAATTGACTATCACCTTCATCATAGATATGAGCGGTGTAAAGCCATTCGTTGTAAAACTTAAGCTTGATAAGGTCAAGGGTTTGGTTGATGTCGATTAAGTTGTTCATGAAATTACTTATGCAGCAATCTTGAATGTATTATTTTTTTCTGTGATCTTTTGGTCTAGTGGCAACCGGACTAGTTTTGTTGACACTATCTAATTCGCTACTGTCTCTACCCTTAATCATTGCTTTAGCTTGAGTAGGAGATACCGTATTGAATGCTTGTTGCATCATAGTATGCTCTAAATCACTGTATGGATACGCAATATTGTTCTTACCAACAAAACTTTCATCATCCATTTTCATAGCTTTTGTAGATGATCCGTCCGCCATTGCTACAGCTTTCATGATTTGATTTAAGTGATAGGTTCTATCTGTGCCGTTGTCCATAAACTTATAGGCGCCGGGCTGAGCCTTATCATGTCTTTTAGGAACAGAACCCTTTGTTCCTTCGTTGATGAACTCACTAGCTCTCATTTTTTATATCCCTTAAAGGGCTTGATAGGGCTTTGGTCTTGCGTAGAATCTAGTTCTTCACTATCCAAATCACCCTTGTTCAAGTCTTTAAAGGGAATGCCTGCTGCTTTATATGCTATCTTTAACATATCCTGCTCTACATCAGTATACGGGTGAGCGGTGTTGTTTTTACCTACCCAGCTCTCACTACTTAAATCAGGAATAGTTTTTCCGTCAGTTGAGGCAACCGCCATCATTACTCTGTTTAAATCATATGTACGGTCGTATTGGCTTATTGCAAAAACGTTTAATCCAACAGTAGATTGCTGCTGGCGGGCAGATACTTTTCCTTTACCACTTTCAGTAATAAACTCGTGCGCTCTCATTTCTTATATCCCTTAAAGGGCTTAAGAGTAGATTGTGTTCCGGTGTTTGGAATCTCATCGCTGCCCGGTGTACTTACTGATTTTTTGCCGCGCTTGCCTACTTTTGCTAATGCTTGGTCAATAATCTGTCCAATATCAGCATCAAATTCAGAAGATACTACCTGATTTTCACCCCATGTACTTTCTGCTTTAAAATCGTGCTTGAACTCGTTTTGAACACCATCATCGGGGCCGCTTGTTCCGCGAACATCTGCAATCGCTACTCCGAATCTATACAATTCATAGAAGTCATTATTCTTCAATTCAGGAATGACATAGGTATTCGGTAGTGCATAGGATGCAACGCTTAAGCCATCCGTGACCGATTCTGTTATGAATTCATATGCTCTCATTAGAATGCTTGCTCGGTTGATACGTTCAAGTCGTTTTCAGTAGACATTACTGAGTCTACATATCCGTCGATTCCCATTAACAAGCCGGGGACGTTTGCGCCAATCCATAGTAGCTGAGACCCTATGAAGTGAAAAATAGTAGCATCTACTAAAGGATCTGCCAATAGTTGAACATTGCCCCCAGAAACCTGCATACTGTAAGTTGTCAACGCATTTCCGAATACTGAGGTGCCAACTGCACTAAACTTTGCATCATCTAATGCCTGATTGATTTGAGCATTAAGTTGCA